TCACCGTCCTGTGCCTGGATGTCTATGAACGTGTCGGTCGCCGACTCCTTGCCGCGGCGGACCATCGTCACCGCCCCAGTGAATATCTGCGCAATATTGCCCTGATAGCCGGCGCTCAGCTTCACCGACGTGAATTCGTTCTGGATCAACTTGGCAAGTTCATCAGAGACATTGAATACGCGAGCCTCCAAGGTCTTGAGCGTCTGCACCGTGGCGTTCTTCACTTCGAATCGAACGTGCAGATCCGACAGGTCGTAGGCGTGTTCCTGGTTGCCGACGATGAACGAGCATGCCCGCAGATACTGCTGCGTCATGGCGTCACCACGTACAGATGCGACTGCGTGCCGAGATTGTCGTAGGTCGGCACGGCGTCAGGATCGCCATCGGTGGCCACACACAGCTGAAAGCCAAGACCTAGGTAGGCGTATTGCCCAAGAAGATCGCAACCTGTCACCAGCGGAAGTCCCTGCACGAGCGGAATGCCGCTGGCGTCGGCGATGTCGAGTACCCACTCGGCAGCTGCATCTCTCCAAATCAGCGTGAACACATAGCTGACGTTGAGGATGACAACTTGGAAGGACTGCGACTTCCCGGACAGGGGGATCTCGTTGATGGTCATGAACCACCCCCAAGGAATCCGGCGAAAGACGAAAGGATGCTCTGCGATACGGGCTTCGGCTGCACCGTTCCGTTGTTCACGACCGGCGCGGTCTGCTCTGGGCTTGCCTGGTTTGCAGGATCGACCTGGACCTCCTGAACGTTGACGATGAAGATCTCCTTGAACGTCACCGTGACGCTCAGGACGTTCTCAGTGCTCTTGTCGGTGATCTGCTCAATCGCCTGGATCAGCATGTTGCTGTAAGGCCGCTTTCCGGTCTGAAGGACGAACGGCTGGCGTGATGCCTGCAGGGTCAAGAGCTGGTCGTAGATATCCTGTGGGTCGGAACTGATGATCCCGCCGCCACCGATATCGAAGATCGCCCCGCTGTTGCTCCATCCATAACGAGCTGTGACTACAGATTGCAGCTTGTACGCGTGGTCCGTGATCGCAGCGCCGTTCTGGATCTGGTGCTCAGTGATGGCCAGCTCGTCGCGCGCCCGCTCTTCGATGGTGCACTGAGGGATGATCGTGCCGATCGAACGGTTGGTCCGAAGCAGGATGTCGTCGACCTGCCCTGCAATGACGACACCGAGCGAAGATAGGATGGTCACATCGCCGCCGTGGTCTGGAAGTTACGGACGAGCCGCTGATTCACCGTGTCCTGCTCGCGGCCAACAGCCGAGGCGGTTTCCTGGGGGTTGCCCTGGCCGTAGACGTTGATCGTGGTCTGGGCACTCAGGTTGGCGCCAGCGGCCTGCTGGTACATGGCATCGCTGTAGGGGTTTCGGCCCTGCTCGTGCAGGGTGATGGCCTGCATGAGCTTGGCCTTGGTGGCCACATCATTGAGGTTGAGCTGGGCATCAGGGCTGACCCCCAGGCGGCCGGCCACATCAGCGATGTAGGCGCCCGTGTTGTTCTCGTTCGATGGCGCGTAGGTCGACAGGATGTCGCGTATCGTCTGCAGCTTCCTGTGCCCGGCCGCTGCCGACTGGCCAGTGAAGTACAGGCTCAGCTGATTGCTGAGAGCATTGAGGCCTTCTTGCGGGGTGGAATACGAACCGAACGAGCCGCCATGGCCGGTGCGAAGGTTGCCTGGATTGTTCTGACGAAGGCCGAGTGGCTGTGACGCATCCGAGCCCTGCGCCGGCGCTGCGTCCGGCGTTCCGTGGTCATAGGGCTTGCCAGTGATCTGGCTCCAGATCTGCGATGCAGCGTTTCCAAACGATGAGGCGTCCCGCTTGACGTCCGGCGTCATGCCCTCATCGAGCTTGCCGGTCAGCCAGTTGTATGCCTTTGAGTACACGGAACCAACCGCCTCACGCGTGCCCTGCGTCTTCTCCAGCACCCACTGCATCGCCTTGCTATTCTCGACCGCGTGAACCACCTTCACGATCCATTCGTAGGCCTCTTTTACAGCAGCAGTGAGGTCGTGCCAGCCCTCAACTATGTGCGGCCAGGCGAACTTCGCCACCGCCCAAAGGTTGTTGAGTCCGTCGGCAATGAGGTCGATGCCGGCCTTGGCCAAGTCGATCTCGGGCTTCCACTTGCCCCAGTCGATCAGGCTTTTCCCGCCCTCCTTCCAGACCTTGTAGTCGTCCCACAGGAGAGCGATGGCTGCGGCAAGCGCACCAATCCAGGCCACTGGGCCGCCCAGGATGATCGCTGCGCCGGCCACAAGCCCGGCCACCCACTCAGCCGTGGTTTTGATGTTGTCCTTGGTCGATGCGTCGAGTGAGTCCCACCGGTATTCCAGCTCGTTGAGGATGCCGATGATGCGCGTGCCAACGACCGTGCCCAGGACTTCGAAGTTAGCCTTGAGGTCACGGAGGCTGACATTGAACTGATGGGACAGCTCGGTCGCCTTCGTGACGTCGAGGCCATACCGGGCGAGGATCTGCTTGTAGCGATCGCTGAACTGATCCGTCCCCTTGATCAACGCCTGTAGAGTCTTCTCGTCGATTCCAAGGACGTTGGCTCGCGCATAGGCCTGGGCGTACGGCATCGACCGGAACAGCTTTCCGAGGTCGGTCAGCAGCTCCGTCGTGTCGCGCAGTTCCCCGTTGGCATCGCGCGTCTGGATGCCCCAGGACTGGATGAGGCTTTCGCCACCCGGGTTGATACGCAGGAACTTGGCCAGAGCCTCAATCGAACCGCGCGCGGCATCCGATGAGCTTCCGAGATTGTCGGCCGCAAAACCAAGCGCCTTGATGTTTTCGGCCGATGCCCTTGTCCGCTGGCTGGTGAAGTACAACTCTTCCAGGCCATTGGCCATTTTCGAGACAGATGCCATGACGGCCGTAGCGGTTGCCACCGCCGCCGCGCCGAGAGCCAACACTTCCTTGGAGACGTTCTTGACGCCATCGACGAACTTACGCTCGCCAGACGTATCGACCTTGTAGCCGAGCGAGACGAGGAACTCACGAATCACCTCAGCGCTCATCGATTCATCCGCTTCGCTTTGATTTCGTTTTCGGTGACCACATCGATCGCGTCATTGGCCCAGGCGATGGCCTCGAGATCCAACGTCCCATCGATAAGGCTCTCAAGACGGCAATAGCCCTTGATCACTGGACGCATCAACCAGTCCTCGCCATCAGGCAAGGAGGCCCAAACTACGCCGCCGCCGTCGGGGTACTCAGTAGGGACGCGGCGCTTCCTTGAAAAAAACCGCCGAGGTGCTCCGTGATCACCTTGGAGGCAATCTGGAGCATCGCGCCCATATCGATGTCATCGAACATCTGCGCCTTGTTGACGAAGACGTTGGCCCAGGATGAGCCCTGCTGCCGCTGGACAATTGCCAGGCACGTATCGAGCACGTAATCGCAATCGGCATCCGACATACCGGAGATGGCGTCTGCGATCGGCTGCAGGAAGCCGGCGAAGTCATCGCCACCATTCTTCGAGGCGGCCGCCAGGCCGCCCAGCACCGGCGCGAGGCGCCGGGCTACGTGGAACTGGAGACGGGCACTCAGCTTGCCGCTGCGGTACTGCTGGCCGTTGATCTCAAATTCCATCAGTACGTACCCAGGATCTGGTCGATGTAGCCGGCGTCGAACTGCCATTCGTTCGTGCCGCCGTCTTTGGCGTAAGCGTTCTTTGGCTGCTTCTTGAAGGCCACGGCACGGCAACCGTCGTTGTCGCCGCTGGCCGTGTTGTTGATCGTGATGATGTTGTTTCCCCACAGCGCCGAGGAAGTGCTCTGCAGGTCGTACATAGCCTGAAGCTGAGCGTTCACAGGCGAGGTCTTCAGCAGTCGAACGGTGACCGTGCCCGACTTGCCAGCATGGAGGCTGTGCATCGGAGTGCCATCGGCACCCACGGTCATGTTGTTCTTGTCCTCGGTCATCTCGATGTCGATGCCTTCTTCGGCAGCACCGGCACCATTGCCGAGATTGAACGAACCGCCAGGACCAGTGATGGTTGCCTGGACGTCGAGAAAGCTATAAGCGCGGCCCATGGCGGCTCCTTAACGGTTGACGGAGATAAGGACGTTGGCGAAGTGCACGGCGCCGGCGAGTTTCACGGCAACTTGTGCGGTAGGTGCTTTGCGCGCCTCGCGGTCGGCCTGGCTCTGGCTGGCCACCGGCGGCATGAAGACGTAATAGCCTTTGGTCAAGGTCTGGCCAGTCGTGATTGCCCCAAAGCCCGGGGCATTCCAGACGCCCGGCGCCAGGAGGCCGTTGTTCACGCCTTCCTCGCAAGCCTGCTCGATCGCACCGGCGATCTGGTTGGTGCCGGCGTCGGTCTGCGGGATCTTGGTGGGACTCGTATACAGTAGGTTGTAGACGTTGGTCTGGACGGCGTTTTGCAGCCAGTCAAGGCCGTGGCGCTCGTCGAAGAAGTCGCCGCTGCACATCACGCCCTGCTGAACGATGGCCGTGGAATTGTTGAAGTTCACGAAGACATTGCAGTCCTTCGCATCAACCGTTGCCGCCTGCGTCTCATTGAGGGTCTCCGCGGCGACCGACGGCTCCTGCTTGAACTTCAGCGTGATGGTGCTGTTGTTGGCCGTAAAATCCACTGTGAAGGCGCGACCGTACAGCGATGCGACGGCGTAGGGATTGCTGCTCGAGTACTGAATGAAGGTGCGCGAGAAGTTGGCCGCCTGCAGCTTCGAGGCTAGGTCAGTGGTCTGCGTCGGGTCGAGAATGGCGCTGGACGACGAGGTGATGCCATAGATGCGGCTTGGCGATGCAGCCTCGATGTAAGTCGCCACCGCGATGTGGTCGTTATCCACCACGGACGCGTCGGCGACCTGCAAGCCGTACCAATCGCCGTAGGGAGCGCAGGCCTGGACGGCGGCCAGCAGGCTTTCCGCCACGATGCCAGCCACCGGAACCGAGGCCACGCCCGTAACGAGGCCCATCAAGCCGGAAATGTCCGTCCCCGAGCCCGGCGCGCTGCCGTAGCTGACACTGGACGATGCACCCGTCGTCGCGCTGACGACCTCGAAGCGGTTGTAGTTCGCGTTCCAGGTGACCGTGGCCGCACCGGCGAGCGCGGTCGTGACGGCAGATGCCACGCCGTTGAGATTGGTGACCGCCGACAGGTTGATGGCCGTAAGCGTCTTCAGCGTGCCGTCGACGGTGACCTTGAGGCCGCCGGAGCTAACCGCGGTAAAGTTGGCGATCGCCTGCTGAGTTGCGGAGAGGACGCCTCCATGGAGCACGCCCGAGGTCGCGGTCTTGGCCCAGCGCCCGATATACAGAACCGACGGCTGAGGCGATTGCGAGAAGAAGAGACTGGCCGCCAGGTATTCAGGTGCGGTGGAACCGAAGTCGGCCACGACGCCATCGATCTTCGTGTATTGCCTGATGCGCTCGCTGGTGTCGATGACGGGCGACGATCCGAGAATCAGCAGCGCACCGAAGTTGCGTACGGCCGCCGCGAGGGGAGTGAGCGTGAGCTGTACGTTGACGACATCGCTGACGGAAAGACCTTGCGACATGGGGATGCTCCGTTAGTCGTGAGAATCCGTGCCGATCTCGAAAGGAGCCGACAGGATGTTGAGAATGGGATAGCTGCGCTCCACCTTGCGGCGGAATCGGATGGCGACGTCGTAGCGCCGGATCCACTGCTGGTTGACGATTTCAGCCGCCGCTACGGGCTTGCCG